ATCAAGCTCTCGCCACGTCTCCCACGTCAGAGCGGAGTTGTACATCTTGGACATCTGGAACATCTCGTACAACACCACCATGGCGGGATGAGAGGCGAAGAACTCCTTGTAGTCGCCGGCCATGAACTGGCCAACAATGGAATCGAGGTAATCACACGCTCGTTTCCAGTCAAGTGAATCGAAACGGGTGCCAACGGCCGAGAACGATGTGTTCTTGGAGCCGTAGATCTTCTCGATGGCCATTCCGTAATACTTACGGAGCAGTCGCGTGAGGATGAGATCAGCACCGCCAATTGGGCGCGAGTCGCCAGAGGCGACGCGCTCCAGTTTGCGGAGTTCATCCTTGAGGAAGACCATGAAGATGGCACCGTACCGCTCACCCTTGGCAAGAATCTTCTCGGCGATCAAAGTATCCGCATGCAGTTCATCCGTAGGATACCACGCGTCGTGGACGCGCCAGTACCAGTCCCTCTTTCCCTTCTGTTTCCGTGGGTGGAGAACGCCGGGGAAGCCGGGGCTGGTATTCAGCGTGATGCCATCGACGTCGCGCTCGAAGCTGCCATTGTCCACCTCGTACCAGTCAAGCTCTCGCATGTCCGCGACAGAGCCAAACTCGGCGTAGAGGTTTCCGGCAACTTCTTCGAGCATCGCCAACGGCACATGAGCGCCGACGTGCGTGGTAGGGGTGCGGAGAGCAACTTCCATGGGCTTGATCAGAACCCCCTCCTTCCTGAACGGAGCCAGGGCGGCGGGGGCGCGATCTTGCGGGATGGAGAGATGCGGAGCTAGCACAGAAGGGACAATCTCGGTCTCCTCTTGCAGCCGGGGAGTGTGGTGCTTGTCCACCGTATACCAGTGGATCACCTGGGGCCCAACGCGGACGCGCGGGTTAACCTCCTCAGATGCTTGAGGGGCGACCTTATTGTAGGCCTCCATGGGTAGCTCGGGAGCAACCAAGAGCTTCTTGTTGTTGAGAACCTCATTGAGCCACTCCTGGTAGATAAC